CAAAGTCGAGATGGCGGGCCCCTTCGTCGGCTGTCGCTGGCGGCCTCGTATCGTCGAGATTACGGCGAAAGATGTGATAAAACAGGAAACAAGAGAACTATTTTGATAAATTAGAATCGTCGACGCGCGGCGGCTCGCGGGTTTCCGTTTCGCCTTCTCGCGGGCCGCTTTTTTGCACCAAGGACGGGGGGCACGGATGCGAAAACCGACAGGGCTGTCGCTGGCTTGCGCTGCGATCCTGGTCTCGCTACTCGCGGGCCAGGTCGTCGCGCAGGTTCCGGCCCGGGTGCTCGAGCAGGGTCGGCATGTCTGCCGCGTGCAGGTCGGCAGCTCGATTGGCTCAGGCTGTTACCTGGGAGACGGGCTGATTCTCACCTGTCGGCACCTCTTCGACGGCGAGCAGGCCCGCGCAGGGGTCGCCGAGTTTCCCAGCGGCGCGCGGTTCGGCTGGCAGCTCGTGGCGCTGCTCGCGGAGTGGGACGCGGCCCTAATCGAAACGAGCGCTCGCCCGCCAATGCTGGCAGGCGTACAGATAGCCACCAGAAACCCGACCAGGGGCGAGGCTCTGTTCTTGTGCGGCTGGTCGAGCGGCCGGGCTGGTTTTCGGCCCGGTCGCTACCAGCGGGCAGTGGGTCGCCCAGGCGGCCGTATGCTCGACTGGGGCAGAATGCAGCGCGGGAACCATGGCGCGGCCCAGAGCGGCGATTCTGGGGGCCCCGTTTTCGACGCTCGCGGGCGCCTGATCGGGAATCTCTGGGGAGCGGATCAAGAATCGACGACGTTCCTGTTATGTGGTCGCCTGCGGCGGTTTCTGCTGCCGCATGCTGAGCGGCTCAGACGCTGGCGGCAGCGGCTGCGCTCGGGATGGTGCCCGCCCGGCTGGCGACCGGCTCCCGGGGTCGTCACCGTACCAGGAAACGACAGCGCGCCCGACGCTGGGCAATCGACGCCGATCGAGCCCGAGATCGAGCTCGAGCCCGAGGGATCGCCCGCGCTCGAGGTGACCGACGAACAGCTCGAAAAGATCGCCTCGATGATCTGGGTACGGATGCAAAACAACCCGGCGCCGTTTCGGGGGCCTGCCGGCCCGGCTGTCGACCTGGCGACCCTGCTCGACCAGCTGCCGCCCGTCGTGCTCGAGATCCACGACCGCGGCAAAGTCTACCGACAGGCCCGCCCGCTAGGCGAGCCGATCAAAATCCGAGTGGAAGGTGCGAACCGTGCCCGACAGTGATCCTGTAACCATTTACACCGAGGAGACGCGACCTATGGACGACATCCTGAAACATACTCTTGATCAAAACTACGCGACCAGAATCGAGCGCCTGCAGCAGATCGCCGAACGGTTTACGGACAACAGCGCTTTTGTCGCTGCCGAGTCGAAACAGAGTTTTCTGCATACTCAGAAACTCGTAGCGGCGACAGCTCAGAACCTGCTCGAGAAAGACGGGCTCGCCGACTCGATCCTACAATCGAAAAACGCCGGGATCTATCCAAACTACATGCCCGCAGCCAGTAGCTAGTGAGCGCAACGCATGACGACAGCGAACCCGACGTCGAGCACTGGCTCGAGCAGCGCCGAGCCTACACCCGCGAGCGGCTCGACCGGGTCGCCGAGCTCGCCCGCTGGGAAACCTACCGCGCCTCGTTCTCCGCTCGGGGTTCTTTCCTATCTGGCGGGCCTGCAGACCGACCAGAGGAATCACCGCAGGAGTGAGGCCCTCGCCGACGCCCAGCTCGCGCAACATCTCGAGCACTATCGACCGCCCGAGGCCGACGACGTGATCGCGTACCAGAGCCCGACGACAACGAACCACCACCACCACCCGAGCCGCTCGGCTGCGGGCTGGCTACTGGCGGCCGCGCTGGGGCTAACGGGCGGCGGAGGGCTGGCGGGCGGCCTGATTCTCGATCGCCTGCTCGATCGACCGCAACCGCCGCCGACGGTCGACACCGACACCGACACAAACAATACGCTGAGGTTCATTGATTAACGAGGTTACGAAAAAGAAACGGCCCGCCAAGCCGGCGAAAGTCGCCGACGACCCGGCCCGGTATGCCGCGCTCAAGTGGCTACTGAGCGGCCGCGACGAGCGCGAGGTTCGCGAGCTGCTCGCCGCCCAGTATCCCAAGGCGAACGCCGACAAGGTGCTCGCTGCCATCATGGATCACCTCGCCCAGGTCGGCGACGCTGACCGGCTGGTTCTGAACGGCTGGTGTTATCTCGCCGCGCGCGAGCTGTTCGCCAAGATGGTCGAGGCGGGCGAGCTCAAGGCCGCGCTGGCGGCGATTAAAGAGATCCACCAGCTCGCGAACAAATAGGGGGCGCCTATGTTCACTACCGACCAGACGCGCAAACGGGGCGAGCCGACGCCCGCGCCGACAACGCGCAAGCGGAAACCAGAAACAGACGCGCAGAAGGCCGACAAGGCGAAGCGACGCCAGGCCGCCTGGCGGGATCGCTATCATCGAGAAGCCGAGGCAGGCCGCGAGATCGGGCCCCTGCCGGCGATCAAGAACAAGAAACGCCGCCAACAATGCGAGGCCGATCTCGAGCGGGCTCTGAGGATCTATTTTCCGCGGCGGTTTTCGCTGCCGTTCTCGAGGGATCACAAAAAGGTCATCGGGTCGATCGAGCAGGCAGCCCGCGAAGGGCTCTTATTGGCGGTCGCGATGCCGCGCGGCTCTGGAAAAACGACGATTTGCGAATCGGCCGCGATTCTGGTCGTCCTATTTGGCTGGCACAAATACGTGGCAATTGTCGCCGCGACGCAGCAGCACGCAAAGAAGCGAATTGAGTCGATCAAGGGCGAGCTCCGCGCAAACCCGAAACTTCTCGCCGATTTTCCTGAGGCGGTCTATCCGATACGGCAGCTCAACAACATAACCCAGCGGGCCCGCGGTCAGCGCCTGGCAAATGTCCCGACTAATATCCTCTGGGAGGCGGAGCGGGTCGTTCTGCCGACCGTCGAGGGGTCGCCCAGCTCGGGCGGCTGCCTGGAAAGCGCCGGCCTGATTGGCGCCGTGCGAGGGATGGCGCTCGGGACTGACGGCGAGATTCGCCGCCCGACGTTTTGCCTGATCGACGACCCACAAACGAGGCGCTCGGCTCGATCGGCGACGCAAACGGACGAGCGGGTGCGCGTGATCAACTCAGAGATCTTGTATCTCAGCGGGCCCGGCGAGCGCCGCATCTCTTGCGTGATGCCCTGCACCGTGATCGAGCCGGGCGATCTCGCCGACCAGTTTCTCGACCGGGAAAAGCACCCCGAGTGGCGCGGGATCACAACCCAGATGATCGACTCGATGCCGATCAATACCGAGCTCTGGGATCAATACGCCCAGCTCAGGCACGAGGAACTAGTCGACGGCGGGACTGGCAAGAAGGCCCGCGCGTTTTACAAGAAGAATCGTAAAGCGATGGACGCCGGCGCGGTCGTCGCGTGGCCTGAGCGGATCGAGGAGGGCGATCTATCGGCCCTGCAATCTGCCATGGACCGCTACTATCGAGACCGTGAGGCGTTCTTTGCGGAGTTTCAGAACGACCCCGCCGCGGCGCATCGATCGACCGCGACCGACGAGCTCGCACCGGCCCGGATCAGCGCGAAGCTGGGCACCTGGCCGCGCGGGGTGGTCGACCCGTCGGCGATCGTCACAACCGCATTTATCGACGTGCAAAAAGAGGCTCTCTATTATTGCGTCTGCGCCTGGTCGGAACGCATGAGCGGGCAGGTCGTCGAGTATGGCACCTGGCCCGAGCAGCCGGGGCAATACCATACGCTCGCGAACCTGCGGCGCACGCTCTCGAAGAAATACCCAGGGCGGCAGCTCGAGGGGCGACTCCGCGGCGGGCTCGACGATCTGGCGGCCGACCTGTCGACCCGCTACACGATCGCCCGCGGGCTGGTCGATGCGGCCTGGGGGCTGTCGCGCGACACTGTCTATGATTTTTGTACTCGGAACTCTTCGATCTGGTGGCCCTATCACGGCCGCTATATCGGCCCAGGGCGGCGACCGATGCGCGAGTGGACTACCGCAGCGGGCGACCTGCCGACGGCGATCGCGAGGAGGAGCTCGGCCGAGGCGGCCCATTGGCGCAGCCCGCGACCCGAGCCGCGAGTTTGTCGCCACGTTCTCGCCGACGTTAACTGGTGGAAATCGTACACGATGAACCGGCTAGCGGCTGCGATCGGCGACCCTGGCAGCCTGTCGCTCTATCAGCCAGAGGGCGCGGAGAATCACCGGCTGTATGCCGAGCACCTTACCGCCGAGAGTAAGGTCGAGACGAGCGGCCCGTTCGGGGTCGTCGACGATTGGAGGCTCAACCCGGGCCGCCCTGACAATCACTGGCTCGACTGCACGGTCGGCGCGACGGTCGCCGCCTCTATCTGCGGCCTGTCGCTCGACTACGACCGGCCCGCGCCCGTTACCCGTAAGCGGAGGAGATCGGTCACCCAGTTATGAGCAAGAAAAAAGCCGCGACCAAGAAACGAGGCCGGCCCAAGGGCGCCAAGACGAAAGAACGCGACGTCGTGCGAGCTGAGGCGAGCAGGTGCAACGCCTGCGGCAGCGCCGACCGCGAACCCTACAGGAACGCGACCGTCCACCAGTACACCGGGACCCGCTGCGACGACTGCCCGCAGGTCGGCACCCGGGGCGAGCGCTGTATCTGCGGCGGGGTCTACCGGCTACCGTTCTCGCGGGTCGTGCTGAGGCGTACCAGCTGCAGCAATTGCGGTCAGGCCCGCATTGATAAAAGCTGGGAGTGAACAAGGCAAAAGGGGATAGAACCGGCGACGCGGGTCCCCTCTCGAACCCGATCGCCAAGTTTTTTGGAAAGTTTTTCAGCCTATAAAACAAGTGGTTTGCGGGGTTTTTCTGATTATCTCAATGTTTTATGATTGAAAACCCGATAAGGTTTTATAACATATAACACATGGCAAGCACGCAACCCAAAACGAAAGGCGAAACGATGGCAGCGACCACACGAACAGCAAACGACATTTACCGCGAGCACGGCGTCGAGCTCAACACCGTCACTCGGCTCTTTACTGGCGGGATACTCGAGGGGCTGACCCACGTCGAGGTAACGTCGGCCCGGTTTGAACTAGGAAAGGAGTACACCGGATTCGGGTCGCCGTTCAAGATCATCGACATTGTACCCGCCGACTAACCCCCCGCCCGCCTGGGATCGACCCGGGCGGGTTTTTTATGCGCCCAGAAAAGGCCGCCCGCCTTTTCCTGCCTGACCATGCGACCGCGATCTCGCGAAACTCGCCCGCATGGATCAAGACAACACCGCCAAGCTCGCGACGCTTCGCGAGCTGCTCGAGTCGGGCGCAACGACCGTGAATGTCGACGGGGTCAGCGTGACGATCGACCTCGCCAGCGTGCGGCAGGAGATCCGCCGCCTGCAAGCGGCCGATTCCGTGCAGCGTAACCGCCGCCCGGTCGCCTCGAGAATTCTCACCTCGGGGTTTTAAGATGGGCCGCAACGAGCCGGGCCCCGTGCCCGAGAGCGCGAAGCAACACGGATACGACGCGATCAGCTCGAAGGGTCGGCGGGCGGCGCCGATCAGCGCGACCAAGGCCGAGGGGAAACAGCTCGACCCCTACGGCCGGCAGAAGCTGACCGCGACGACGCGCGACCTGGTGCGCAACTTCTCGGTTGCAAAATGGATGATCGCGAGGCACCTCGATTACACGAGCTTTTTCTCATTTACCCCGACGACAAAGGACAAGGGTTTTAACGCCTACCTGACCTCGGTCGTCGCCGACCTGGGACGGGCTGAGCGGTTCGACGCTGCGGGCCGCCATCGGCTCGAGTCGTTCTTTCGCTTGTGCGAGGCTCGCCGGATCATCGACGGCGACGTCGGCGTATTGAAGGTCAGCAGCGGCCCAGGCACCGGGTCGGTGATGGCGATCGAGGCCGACCGGATCCGCAACCCGAGCGACTCGCGAAACTTCGTCAAGAAACCCCAGGGCAGCGGCTCGCGCTCGAGCTGGGTCAATGGGGTCAAGGTGAACGACAGCGGCCGGACCCTGGCCTATTCGATCTGGAACCGGGACCAAGGCGGCTCGAATTGGGTCGACCCGCGCGACATCCGCGGGGGCCGAATGTGGCTTTATGGGTTTTTCGACTCGAGCTATCGATTCGACCAGGTGCGCGGGATCTCGCCGCTCGCCTCAGCGGCGAACCAACTAAAAGACGCGATGGAGAGCTCGGAATTCGCCATTTTGAAAGCCAAAAGCCAAGCATTTTTCTCGCTCGTTTTGTCCAGGGACGCCGAGGAATCGGCCGGCGATATCACGGGCGGCGCTGCCGCGGATCAGCCAGAAGACAAAAGCGCGCTAGACGTCGATTTTGGGGCCGGGCCCGTGCTGCTCGATCTGCTGCCGGGCGAGGACGCGAAATTCCTACAGAGTAACGAGCCGAGTGATCAGTTCAAGAATTACATGAACTACACACTCGAGGCGGCGATGAAGGCTCTCAACATTTCGCCGAGTATGTACTCGAGCGAGAAATCGACCTGGCACGGGTCGAGGAGTGACCAGCTCGCCTATGACCGCGGCTGCCTGGCAGCCCGCGAGGATCATCGCAACCTGCGCGACAAGTGGACCGTCTGGCGCCTGACGCTCGCCATCCTCGACGGTGAGCTCGATCTGCCGAGCGGCTGGACCCTCGAGGACGTTCGCTGGGAGTGGGTCCACAGAGGTACGCCCTGGTGGCGACCGGATCAAGAGATCAAAGGCGACATCGACGCAATCGGCGCCGGCTTCTCAAACCCGATGCGGGTCTGCCGCGAGCGCGGGCAGGGCGAATTCGAGCAGAACATCGACGCCACTATTCGCGCCGTCAAATACGCCCGCGAGCGCGGGCTCGAGGAGCTGGGCGAACCCATCCGGCTGAATTTCGAGCTACCGCCCGAGGCGACACCCGAGGCAACACCACAAGAAGACCCGGAGGAATAATGGCAGACAAACAGAAACAATATCAGCAGGTCCCAGCGACCGCGCTACGCTGCGAGGCGACGCTCGAGCCGATCGATCAGAGCAAGCTACACGACGACGGCGACGGAGTGACCCGGGCACCCGTGCAGATCCTCGCCCGAACAGGCGACGCGATCGAAACGCCCTATTGGGGGCGAATCGTGCACGACCTCGCCGGGATGACGAAAAGACACAATCGCGTGATGGTCGACTACTCGCACGACGGCGAGCCGATCGGGTTCTGCGAAGAGACAACCGTGAGCGAGCGCGGGCTCGAGATGTTCGCCGAGCTGGTGAGCACCTCGCCCAACGACCGCGCCGCGACCGTCCTCAAGAAGGCCGCGGCTGGGATCGAGTACGAGGCGTCTATCGATTGGAACGGACCCGGGACGACGCTCGAGCAGCTCGAAGAGGGCGAAGAGACCGAGGTGAACGGCCGCACGTTCGCCGGCCCTGGGTACGTCGTCAGATCCTGGCCGCTGCGATCCGTCGCGATCACGCCGTTCGGCGCCGACCCCGACACCCACGCCCAGTTTATTGATACCGAACCTCACCAAATAGTCACCGTTTTTCGAAAGGCCGAATTAATGCCAGAGCTCGCAAACCTCCACGCCGAACCGCAACCGCAACCCGAGCCGCAGCCCGAGCCGCAGCCGGCAGCCGCGCAACCGCCCGAGCAGCCGGTCGCCGAGCCGGCCCTCGCCCAACACAGCGAACCGGTCGCCGAGCCGCAACCGGCAGCACCTGCCGCACCACAAGCCGCGAACATTGCCGACCTCAAAGCGCTGTGCGACGGCGCGCCCGAGGGGTTCGACAGGAACGGTTTTATTGTTGACGCCGGCGCGCGTGGGCTCGATATCGCGAGCGCTGCGATCGCCTACACAACGCACCTGGAGCAGTTCGCAGCGGCCGCGCTGGGCAACGCAACCGCCGCCGAGGCAAAGGTCGCCGCCTTCGACCGGGGCGAAGAGCACCCGGTCAGTTTTCAAGGGGCGTCGACTCAGCAGGCGACCAAATTCGAGCACCCGCTCCAGCAGTTTATCTCGATCGCAGGGCGCCGCGGTCAGCTGAACTAGCCCGCAGACCCTCGCACCAACTCGCAACCTACCGCACCACATCGCAACTAAAATAGAAGGACCCGCCGACCATGGCCGACTCACTCATGACACTCGCCGACCTGGCGAAAATTAACAGCCGCGACCTCTACACAGAGGGCACGTTCTCCGACCTGCTGCAGAGCGCGCCGCTATTGCAACGCATGCCCGCCGCGATCGCCCCCCTCGGCGATACGTTCAAATACTACGTCGAATCGGCGAATTCGGTCGCCGTTTTCCGAGCCGCGAACGCCGGTAAGGATTTTACGACGAGCACGGACACCGAGGTCAGTGTAAGTCTCAAATACGTCGACGCCAGCGTAAAGCAGGACGTTGCTACGGCGAACGCCTATATCTACGGACCCGAGGCACTGATCGCCATGAAGGCGGGCCGCGCGCTCGCCAATGCGTTTTTCGTGATCGAGAAGCAGATTTTGCAGGGTACGAACGCGGACGCCGACGGTTTTAATGGTCTGCCAGATAACGCCGCGCTGAGCGACGTGGCCGACTCGCAGGTGATCGACGCAGGCGGAACGACCGCCCTCACGTCGGTCTACGCCCTCAGGATGGGCCCGAGCGACTGCCAGGTTCTGGTAGGGAATAACGGGATCATCTCGATCGGCGAGACCCGTCAAGAGCTCACAATCGATTCGAGCTCAAAGAGTTTTTCGGCGTATGTGACGCCCATAGACGCCTGGGCGGGGGTAACGATGGGCGACAAGTACTCCTGTGCCAGAATCGCGAACGTAGACGCCGGGAGTAATAAACTCACCGACGCGAAAATCGCCGAGATGCTCGAGCAATTCCCAGGAGGCGCGTGGCCCGACGTGCTCGTAATGAATAGCCGCAGCGCGTACCAGCTGCAGAGCTCGCGAACAGCAACCAACGCGACGGGCAGCCCGGCGCCCTGGCCTGCCGAATCCCAAGGGATTCCGATCATCGTCTCGCCTGGACTGGGTAACGCCGAGACTCAGGTCACCTAGTTTTAATAAAAGAGGAAACTTTTCTAGTGCTCCTCTCCGCCGCAAGCCCGGGCGCGTCTCAGCCGCAGCGCGCCCGGGCGACCGGTGGCGATAAATCGGAGGCTCAATGTCGAATTTCTCGACCGCGATCTCGACCGCTCTCAAAGCGGCGACCCGGCTCGCCGGGCTGACGATCACCTACACGACGAGCGCGGGCAGTGTGACCCTTACCGGGGGCGCGCTGCAGGGCGCGACCGACTTCGAGGTCGTGATCGACGGCGGGCTCGCGGAGCGGTTTACCTCGGCCGATTGGCTCGTATCGGTCGCCGATCTGGTGATCGGTGGCGCAGTGGTTACGCCGGCCCGCGGCGATACGATCAGCACCACCAGAAACGGGGTGACCGAAACCTACACCGTCGCAGCGCCGGAAGGCGAACCGGTTTACGCCTACCTGGATCGCGAGCGGACCCGCTACCGCATCCACAGCAAGCAGACAGCGCAAACATGATGAACAGCAACCGCCCAGCGAACGGGCAGCGGTTTGTAACGTGGCGAGAGTGGACCCTCTCGACGCTGACCGTCGCGACCGCGCTCGTTGGACTGGGTGCGGTGAGTTTCCAAACCCATAACTCGGGCACGCATGCGGCGAGCGTAAGGCAAACCGAATACGAGCGGACGACAGAACACATCGCGAAACAACTCGACCGCCTGCAAAACACCCTCGACAAACTGATCGAAAACCGTGACCGATAGCAAACCCGTACAAATCGCCGACGCGCTGGTCAGCGCTATCAACTCCGCCGCGAGCGGGTTCTCGATTACGTCGTTTACCTGCCAGCGAGACTATAAGCCGGTCGTAAAGCTCGAGGAACTCGATTCTCTGCAGCTGCGAGTGATACCGGGCCCGGCTGAGGCCGAGCTCTCGAGCCGCAGCTCGTCGCGATTTACCTCGCCGATCGTCGTCAGCGTGCAGAAGCAAGCGACGACAACCGCAGCGGCTGACGCGCTCGATTATTTCGCCCAGGAGGTCGCCGACTTTATCGGGCTGACAACGACCAGCGACCCGCAGCGACCCGCGGGCGCCGTCTACGTCGGGCACGAGGTGACCGACTCCGACACCCTGGGCGGCCTGAACCTGCCCGCCTTCGCCAAGCTGATTCGAATTAGATATCTGTTCTTCGCATAAATAAGGACCGCAACAAATGGCGCTAACTCAGACCCCAGTGACGGGCCAAGAATCTAAGCTCTACTACAACTCGGCGACACACGCCAGCCCGACGTGGGTGGAGATAAGCAAAACGATAGATTGCACTATCTCGATTACCGCGAGCGAGGTCACCACCAACGCCCGCGAAAGCGCGTGGAAGCTGACCCGGCAGGGCCTGAAAGAGCTCGCGATCAGTTTTAACTATCTGCACAAGCAAGGCACCGACGCGGTATTCGACGCGCTCCGGGCCGCCTTCTTTTCTCGCACGACCTACGAGCTCCTGGCGCTCGACGGGCCGGCGACGGAGTCGGGCTGTCAGGGTATCCGCGCCCATTGTCAGTTCTTTAGTAACACACTCAACCAGGGACTCGAGGACGCGAGTACGGTCGATTTTGAAGCTAAGCCGGTTTACGCCGAAGAGTCGAGCGCGCTCGTTGTACCTACTTGGTTCACGGCGAGCTAGCAAAGGGGAAACCATGGAAATTAAACAACGGGCCAAGCTCGCAATCGAGCGCGGCGAGCAGTGGAAAAACGCAACCCTCGCGGGCCTTATGCCAGAATTCGACGCCGCCGAGATCGAGAATATCCAGGCGATTGACCCGACGCGCGGGCTGGTTCATGTCAGCCGCGACGAGGGCGAGGCGCTGGTCGAAGCTGCGCCAAAGGGCGACAAGCTGGCCGCCAATTTGCGCCGCGGCCTGCTGCGATCTAAGGGCGCCGAATCGGTACTTTGGCAAGCTGCCGACGTGCTGGCGCTGGCTGGCGAACCGGTCGCCCCGATGGTCGACCCGCCTGTCGAAGCGACCGAGGAAACAGCGGCCGACGACTAGCAACAACCCCGCGCCGGGCGCGGGCTGACATAAAACGGAAAAGGGGCACACCATCGACGATATCTATTTCGTCGAGATCGACCACGAGGGGCACTTATACCGCCTCGAATGGACCCAAGGCCGCGAGGCGCTCGCGCTATTTACGGCGCTACGCTGGGCGGCCTGCCCCTCTCTACCCTGGGGATTAGAACAGGCGGGCGCTCTCGCCGCGGCTATGAAAGCGGTTTATCAATGCAACAATTCAACGACCGAAACGGGACAACCTGGCACCCGGACATCAACGCGACCACAGCGAAACAATTACGACGCGAGCTAGATCTCGACCCCGCCGACCTGCTGACCAAACAGAACACGACGCTCGTCAGGTTGTCGGAATCTTTCGAGCTCGTCGTCGGCGCGCTCTATATCCTCTGCCGCAAAGAGGCCGACGGGCGCGAGGTGAGCGACGAGCAGTTCGGCGAGCTGATCGGGGTCGACCAGATCGTCGACGCCCAAAGCGCACTAATCGAGACCCTGGCGGCTTTTGGTGGGCCGGCCAGAGGGCCGGCGATCCTAGCGCAGTGGCGGAACGTACAGAGGCTGATCGAGAGGGGGAGCGAGAAGGTCGTCGAGCTGTTCGAGGACCCGGCGACCGAGCGCCTGATGATGAAACACATCGAGAAGGCCGAGAAGGCGGCGAGAGCGGAGCTAGTTGGGTCTGGTGGCAGCGCCTCCACGAACTAGCGGGGGCGATAGGGGTCGATCCTGGGCCGCTTAAATACTGGGAGCTCGTCGAAATGAAAGAGGGCAGAGATAAGGCCGATTGGTCGATCGCCTCGAACGTGCTCGCGATGATTGCCAACACGGCCCGCGATCCGAAGCGGCAGCGGGCACCGTTCCAGGCGGCCGATTTTAACCCGTTCGCGCCGCGCAAGAAGCCGGGCGGGGTTCGGCTCGCGAAGGGTAACCGGGCGACGCTGCGGGCGATGTTCAACGCCGCAGGGGGGGGCAGCTGATGGCCGCGAACCCGATCGACTTTAGTGTCGGTTTCGACTTCGACTTTTTCCTCGACCCGCAGGGGCGCAGTATTCAGCCGGCGCTCGACCAGGCGAGCAGTAAGCGCCTCAGCCTCGCCGGTCGCGAGCTGCAGACGATCGCGAAGAAGAAGATCAAGCACAAGCGGCCGACGAAACTCCAGCTCGCCAAGAGCCGCGGAGGCCCGCCCCATTGGTATAGCTCAAAGGTGCGCGAACGGGCGAAAAAGTCGATCGAGAAAAAGCTAAAGACGCGCAGCGAGCCGAACGAGCCGCCTTTCTCGCACGTCGCCGCAGGCGAGCGGGGGATTCGCTCGATTTTCTACCATTTCGCGCGGGCTGAAATGACAACCATTGTCGGGCCCGTGCTATTCAATGCGGGCGGGGTGCCCGAGCTACTCGAGAAGGGCGGCGAGACCGAGGCGGTCGTCGAGGTCACTAAGCGCGGCCGCAAGTCGTTTGTAAGAAAACGGGTGAGGATCGCGAAACGGCCCTTTATGCGGCCCAGTCTCGAGGACTTTGTCGAAGGCGGAAAGTTTCCCGATCTATTCAAGGACCTGGTCTAATGGCGCAGGGGTCGGCAATTCGAGCGGGTCGGGCATTCGTCGAGCTCGCGACGAAATCAAAGCTCGGGAAAGGGCTCGCGCGAGCCCGCGCCCAGCTCAAGGCCTTCGCGGGGTTCGCTCGCGCCCAGGGGGCCAGGATCGCCGGGTTCGGGATGGGGATCGGCGCGATGATCGCGACGCCGTTGATCGCAGCGAGTAAACATTTCGCAGACGTCGGCGACAAGCTGCACAAAATGAGCGCGAGAACGGGGGTTTCGGTTCAAGCGCTGTCGGAGCTGGGGCACGCCGCCGAGCTGAGCGGGACGAGCCTCGAGGAGGTCGGCGGGACGCTCTTTCGGATGCGGCGCCGGATCGCCAACGCGGCGACCGCAACCGGGCCGGCCGTGCGGGCCCTCAAAGAGCTCGGGATCAACGCGAAGGACCTCAACAAGCTCAAACCCGAGGATCAGTTTTTATTCTTAGCGGACGCCCTCTCAAAAATGGACGACCAGAGCCGGGCGGCGCAAATGGGGTTCGAGATTCTCGGGGACAGCTACAAGGCGCTGGCGCCGCTGGTGCAGAGCGGCGCGGCTGGTATCGAGGAGATGCGGCAGCGGGCGCGGGACCTGGGCGTTACCATGAGCGACGAGGGCGCGAACAGCGCCGCCGCGCTTACCGACGCCCTGTTCGAACTCTGGGCGTCGATCAAGGGCGGGGTGTTAGCGATCGGGGCGGCCGCGGCGCCGTTTCTGACGCTGCTCGCTGAGAAGATCGCCCAGGTTGTCGGCTGGGTCGTCAATTGGATCCAAAACAACGGCGAGCTGATGGCCTCGATCATGCGGATCGTCGGGATCGTGCTCGCCGTGCTGGGCGGGGTGGTCGCTTTCGGCGCGGCCCTGGCGACTACCGGCATCGCGATCTCTGGGATGATGGCGGCCGTCGGGGCCCTGGGCGCGGCGCTCGCGTTTTTGCTCAACCCGATCACGCTGATCGTCGGCGGGCTGGCAGCTGCCGGCGCGGCCTTCTTGCATTTTTCGGGAACGGGCGGCGCGGCGATCGATTGGCTCGTCGGCAAGTTTCAGGGCCTGCTCGAGGTCGTGCGGCCCGTGCTGCAGGGTATTTTCGACGCGCTCGCCGCGGGCAATCTCGCGCTGGCTGGTGAGATCGCGTGGCTCGGACTCGAGGCGGCCTTCTATGCTGGTATGGCGCGGGTGCTCCCCGTGTGGCATTCCTTCACTGATGGGCTCTGGTCAGCCTGGGATCAGACGCTGAACCGTATTCGGGTGCTGTGGAACGATATCGTGAGCAGTATCGCCAAGGGTCTCTTGACGGTCGCCGGAATGTTTGGGCTTGTCGATGCCGAGGCGTCGATTCGGATCATCTCAGACGATCAACGGGCCTTTGCCGACGGGCTCGAGAAACAGGCCGAGCGCAACGCGAACGCGAGACAAGCGGCAGGGGCTGCGAGCCTCGCCGAGACGAACGCAAAGCTCGGCGAACTACAGCGCAAACTAAACCGGGCGACCGCGCAAGCCGCCCGCGAGGCGGAGGCGGCCGCACCAACGCCGGGCCCTGCCGGCCCAGAGCTGCCCGAGCTGGCGACCGTGACCGCGACCGCCGACACGGCCGCGGGATCGTTCTCGGCCCTGGGCGCCGCCATGCTGGGCCGCGGGGGTGGCGGGATCCAATCGCAACAGCTCGAGGCGCTGCTCGAGATCGCCGAGGCGACGCGCAAGGGCGCCGACGCCGGCGAGCAGCTCAACAACAACCTAGGGGCCGCCTAATGAGTGAGGTATTTACGGCATTCGATTACGGAAACGGCGCAGACTCAGGCGCGAAGGATCAGACGCGAACCCTGACATGGTACGCGACCGGCTACGCGAACGAGACAACCGCGAAGGCGGCCGTCTCGCCCAGCGTGCCCGACGATATCGCGATCACGGGCGGCCCTGGGAAGCTGTTTCAAAAGTCGCTGAGCTGGAACCGAGAAGGGCCGAGCGTCTGGAAGTTTACCGCCCAATATGTACACCCCGATAAATTGGACACCGATAACGACACTGGTGACTGGTCGTGGTCGTTCAATACGATGGGCGGCCGCGAGAAGATGACAGCCAGCCTGGAAACCATTTCTCGCACGGCGAGAGTCGGCGAGGTCGCGGCGAATTTTGGCGGGCTTATCGGCTACGACGGCAAGAAGGCGAGCGGGGTCGACGTCGTCGTTCCCAAATTAGAATTCGAGATTGTGAAGAGACAAGCGAACGCGACGCTAACAACCGCCTACGTCAAAACGCTCGCCGGACTGACGGGCCGAACAAATGACGCGACGTGGAATAGCTGGGCCGCGGGCGAGCTCTTGTTTCTGGGCGCCCGGGGTCGGCAGGAGGCGACCGCCGACCCAGAGGTGACGTATAGCTTTGTAGCGTCGCAGAATATCACGAGCCTCGACGTCGGCGGCATTACAGTACCCGCCAAAAGTGGGCACGAGTTTCTCTGGATCTATTACCGACCAGAAGAGGACGCAACCGCGAAAGCGCTCATTTCGACCCCGTATCAGGTGAACGTTGAGCGGGTATATCAAACTGCCGACTTCGACGACCTGGCGATCTAATGAAACCACAAACCCCGCTGGTAATTCCGACGCGCCAAACATTCGACCGCATGCAAGCGGCCGCGGCTGAGGCCTCGCGCTCGGCGGATACCCGCATGCTAGGCACGACCGAGGGCGGCGAGCTGCCCGCGGGCTGGCTATTCGCCAAGAACGGAACCGGCGCCGACGTCGACAGGTTCGCGCCGATGGGCGTCTCTGGCATTAACATCTCACCGACCGACAACTCGCACGAATTCCAAAATAACGCCTCGATAACCCTCAGGACGCCGACCGACGCCGACGCGGGGGCGTTTGTGATCGCGCAGGAACCGATCGAGAACGGCCGTATCGGGCGCGTGATGGCGACCGGCGTCTCGCCTGTCAAGCTGTACATCGAGCGAGCGACCGACGTGTTCGCCGATATCAACGCTTTTGTATCTGATGACGGCATGCTGTTGACGGGCCAGGGGCACGCCCGGATTTTGTACAAAGAGGCGGGCACGGGCACCGGTAAATGGGGGCTCGTCCAATTCCCAGGCACGGGCGGCGCGACGCTCTGGCGGTTCGCCCTCACGGCGAGCCTGAGCTCAGGCAGCGCGGGCGCCACGATCAAGAACCTCGACGGCGACACCGTGACCGGCTCGTTCACCGTTCGCGACCCCGAGGGCATTTTCTCGACGCTGACGTCGGGCGATACGGGCCTCTGTCTGCTCTCGGGTGATCGCTACTACGTTATCCAAGCGGGGTGTTGATGGGCTGGTTCGGGCCACAATCGAGCGATTGCACCTGCTGCACGCATGCGAGCCCGTGCAACGCCTGCGCAAGCGACGGGCAGCCGACCGAGACTTATCGGGTCGTGATTCCGAGCGGCGATTTTGGGGCCGGGACCTATGTTGTCACAGATCGAGTGTACTTTGCCGATTCTTGCCAATGGTCGGTTCCGGTCTCGATCACCTGCTCGACGGGCACGACCTATTTTTTGAAACTTGAATTCTCGAAAACGGGCGACGCCTGGGCCCCTTATTTCTGGGCAAAGATCTGGTGGGTCAATTCGGTCACGCCTGGCATGGCGGGCATGTCGCCGCAGTATCAGACGTTCCAGTCTGGCCTGCCAGATTGCAGCGCGTTTTCGAGTTTTTCGCTCAGCTATACCGCGACCAGTTTCGCATGTGGGACGACAATCGGGTCGGCGCTGGTAACCGCACTATGACAACGCAACAACACACCTGCACAACCTGCGACCTGTCGCAGCCGCTCGAGGGGATCGAGTACCCGCTGACCTGTCGCTGCGGGACCCGCTACGAAAGCGACAGCGACCCCGGGACCCCGATCAGCTGCTCGCCTGGGATCGCTCGACGCCTGCGCAACTATACGACAGCCCTCGCCCAATGGGCCGCCCAGGGCTGCCCTGTACGTGAGCCCGACGAGGTCGAGCGCCTGCGGGCGATCTGCCGCGCCTGCGACTGGTACAACCCCGAAGAAAAAACGTGCTCGCATCTCAAATGCGGCTGCGCTGTGGGTGAGCCGGGCGCGCTCGGCGATAAGCTCCGATGGTCGACGGAAAGCTGCCCGATTGGCAAATGGGGGGGCGACTAATGGAACCGATTACAAAATGGGTGATCGTGATCGCCGGCTACATGCAAAACGAGGGCACGCCTAACGGGATGGTCGCGCTCTGGCGAGACCTGCACGCCCGCCAGGCGGGCCCGTCGACTCGGGTCGAGTTTCGGGCCTGGGACGATCGGCCCGGGCCGCTCGCGGAATTGATCTGGCGACTACGACCGCGCGACGGGGTGCCCGAGGTTCTGATCGCCGCCTATAGCTGGGGAGGCGCGAGCGCCCAGAACCTCGCCCGCGAGCTCGGTCGCCGCGGGCTCTCGGTCGATCACATGCTATTGAGCGACGCGGTCTATCGACATGCGTATTGGCTCGGCAATTGGCGGGCCCTGGTTCCTTGGTCAGTGATCGAGATCCCCGCGAACGTGGAGCGGGTCACCTGGTTTCGTCAGTATTCCGACCGACCGCAGGGCCACGACCTGCGAGCGGCCGACCCCAGCGTGACCAGGATCGACGAGGCGCAGACGTTCGCCGTTTCGCATACCTATATGGACGACCTGCCCGCCTTCCATTATCAGGCGATTACAGCGGTCGAGGGGGGCGCGTAGGTGTACGAATACAAAGTCGAAATTCTGCGGGTCGTCGACGGCGACACAATCGACGCCCGGCTCGATCTGGGCCTGCGGGTCGAGACCGTGCAGCGGCTGCGGCTGGCTGGTATCGACGCCTGGGAAACGCGAGGCCCAGATCGCCCGCGCGGGCTGGTCGCGAAAGAGGCGCTCGAGGGTTTTCTCGCGACGGGCGGGCCCTGGATCGCCCGCACCGAAAAGACAGGAAAATACGGCCGCTGGCTGGCGCAAATTGTCAACGAGGAGGGGGTCGACGTCTGTCGCTGGATGGTCGCCGAGGGGCACGCAATCGAAAGGAGTTATTGAGTGGATATCTATATCAACGAGGATAATCTCGTCCTGTGGGACGCGATGACCGACGGGACAGATTCCAGTTTCGTGAACGATGCAACCGTTAGCTATAATCTGACCGACACCGGGGGCACGAGTAAGGCGACCGGCTCGCTCGCCTACGTCGCCGCGAGCTCGGGCAAGTATCAAGGGACAATTGAGAAGGCCGACGCTGCGACCCTGTCGGCGGGCACGGATTACGTGCTCGAGCTGACCGCGAGCAGCTCAGGGCGCGACGGTTTTCGCCGGGTTCCGGTTGTGGCCAGATATCACCAAGCAAGCTAGGAAAAAAAACCATGCAGTACGACGACCTAACCGACGAAGAAAAGCGCGTAGTTGACGAGATGATGGCCCACCTACGAAGCGGCGCGGGGACCGCGGCGCAGCTCAGCTATAAGGCTGGGCAAGTTGTCGAAAGCGCCGACCAGACGGGCGCGAACGCGGCAATCAATAAACTAGACCCGGGCGCGATGGTGCCCAATCACACTGACTTGGCCGACAGCATGGCGATAAGCGCGGACGACGTGCGGGCGCTGTTGCAAATTTTCGGGGACGTGTCCCAGATCGAAAAGGACAACGGCGGGTTATTGATCCGGGCGGCTGGCGTCAATGCGATCATCAGGGGCTAGTCAATGTCGTATGAAATGATGGAGGAAGACTTCAAGGTACACGTCAGGGCGGACGGAGATAATACGAACGGAGGGATGTTTGCGTATAACGCGAGCAGCGCGGGAGTTGACAGGTCGAATCAAGCTGACGCCTATGTAGATTTTTCTTCCGGCAGCCCCAGCGGAGTAACAGCAACGACGCAGACCGGCGACAATTGGTACAACCGAAGACGCATAGTCCTGTCAGGGTATACCGTCTCCACTGACGATATTGGCAACGTCGTAAATCTGGACAGCGACAGCGGATCCAGCGTTTATGAAGGTATGCACAGAATCGTCAGCGTGGACATTACCGGCAACTATTGGCAAATGGCTGGCTACGTTCGTTCCAGCGCCGGAGATTCTGCTGCCGAAACGGTCACCGGGAAAATGGGCGGCGCGTTAGCCGACCCGTTTTTCTATCGCTCGAAGATGCACGTCTGGTACAGCCGAAGTTATGTGTTTTACATCTACCTGAAGGCGGCGACTTACACCTGCACTTCTGGAAATGAGCTGGATTCTAGTGCAATAACTTACATGCCTTACGCGGAAAAGTGGGTCGGGTACACGACGACCATCGGAGATCACAATGACGGAGGCGCGCGCCCGATTATAGACGTTCCCAGCAGTCTAAATTATTCGGGAACGGTTTTGGATCTGCCCAACCAATGGGCTTCAAGTGCCACCTTTCTGGAGATTCGCGGGGGCGGAAAGGCAACGAAGGGAATCCATATAGGCAATTACCACAACACGGCATATCTGTGTGTCGTCAAGGACTGCGGCGGGACAGGAAGCGGTTACCCAACTGGATTTTACGGGTCAGGTCTGGCCATTGCCTGCCACGCAGAGGATTGCGAATACGGATATTTTTTCCAACTCGTTTCAAAGGACTGCTCTGCCAAAGATTGCACCTATGGATGGTTTCTGAACTACTCGAAAGATATCGCTATTAATTGCATAGCAGATAATTGCAGCACCAAGGGGTTTTGGGTTGCTGGCGACTCGCTGAACAGCATCAACTGTGTTGCCTACAATTGCAGCAACATAGGAATCCAGGTTACGAATCGTGGTCACGCATACAGATGTGGCGCGCATAGTTGCGGCAAGGGGTTCTCGATAGACGGCTATGCAGGGCAGATCATCGACAGCTGGGTGTACAACAATACGACGAATTTTCACGCTGGCGCGGACAATTATCAGAACCTCAACTGCCAGACGTTAACCGCGGACCCGTTTGAAAGCTCGACAGATTTTCGACTAAATGATGCAGCGGCGGGCGGCGCGTTACTGGCGGGGAAGGGGGCCGCATTCGGCGCGGGCACGCAAACCAGCTATAGCGACATTAACGCATTTACAACGGAGCCAGCCGGCAGCAGCGGCTCCAGCGTATACCCAGCATACCCGCACCAATCAGGAACCTAATGCTATGCTTTTCAAGTCGCAGGCCTCAACGGTTTACCTCCTCGCAATCGACACCAGCACGGGCGGCCCAAAAACGGGCCTCTCTGATCTAACGGTGTCAATCTCAAAGGACGGGGGCAGCAACGCCGGGGTTTCGGCGAGCGCGAGCGAGGCGGGAAACGGTCTATATTCTGTGGCGCTCTCGAGCTCAGAAACTGCCGCCGACGTGCTCGCAGTTAGCGCCGTGAGCGCGACGAGCGGGGTCGCGATCTCTCCCCTGATTTGCCACACAACCGGGGGCAGTGTGCCAGCGGCCGCACCTGGGGCCTCGGGCGGCTTGCCGACCGTTGACGCCTCGAACCGTATCGCGGGCATACAGGGCACGATCACGGACCTCGACGGGCTACCAACGGCGGCAGCAATCACCGACGCTGTCTGGGACGAAGCGACCAGCGGTCACACGTCCTCTGGCACCTACGGTAAGGCGATCGGCGACGGCGTGACATCCTGGGTT